CTTATGCTTGGGGCTGTTGTTAATCCTGATGGCCCCAGGGGCATTGCTAATATTGATATCTCACTGGGCAAAAACATCGCCGCATTTGCCAGTGGAGAGTTTGCAAACAATACCGATTGGTCAGCAGCCGCTGGTCTAAAAATGAGGTGGTAAAATGCCAAGACTTCCGTATCCGTATGAGGATGAAAACCTTATACCTGAAATGCTTTTAAAGAATAAAGATGCAGGGTATGAAGTCCCCCAATCAATTGCGCGTGAAGCCTTAGTTCCAGAGCAAACTTTGCAGGAAAAAGAAGATCAAGCTTACTGGGAAAATTCAGAGCTTAATCAAATTAAATTTGATGAAGGATTTGAGCCCAAGGTTTACCCAGACTCAGTTGGTATTGATACAATTGGTTATGGTTTTAATCTTGAAAGGCCAGAAGCTCAGACTGAATTAGATCATGCAGGAATTAATAAAACAGTTGCAGACTTAAGATCTAAAAAAGAAAGTTTAACCGAAGCTGAGGCTGATATTCTTATTCGATCTGAAGTCCCAAAGTTTGAATCTTCTGCAATAAATTTTGTTGGAGAAGAAACTTGGAACTCTCTTCCAAAAGACAAGCAAAACATTTTAACAAACATGGCCTTTAATCTTGGATCAACTAGGCTTAATAAGTTTAAGGATTTTAGATCTGCTCTTCAAGCTGGTGATTACGAAAAAGCTAAAAATGAAATGCATGATTCAACATGGCGCAAACAGGTTAAAAGCAGAGCAACTAGATTAATGGATCGAATGAAAGCTCCTCTTCAGGAAACTGCAAAAGCCCCGATAAACCCTAATTTTAATCTCCAAAACGCAATAGCACAAGCCCTTGGAAGTGTTATGGAGCAAGGTGGATAACAATGACTGATTATGCAAAACTAGAAATCCGGGGCATCTACTCTAAGAGTTCTGATTACTCGCTACCAAAAGCAGATTTTAATCCGGCTACTTATGCTTTAACTCCTGATGAATATTTTCACTGTGAAATTCAGGCAGACACAAGCGCTGGCACTACCTTAACCACCAGCATTCTTAGCTCTGCTACGCTCCTGGTTGTAAAGAATAACGACGCTGCAAATTATGTAACAGCTACATTTGATTGTGCTGGAATGGGAAGCACTGACACCAGTATTCGGATTCATGCTGGCGGTGTTTTTACTACCACTGATTTTACTGTAGCTCAGAATTTAAAATTGGTTGCAAACAGTGCAGCCTGTGAGTGTGAAATTTTTATCGTAGGAACTTGATATGGCTAAGCAAAGTGTAATGACACCTGGCGCTACTGGCGGAAAAGACGATGACAGTTTTACTTTTGGTAGTTTCTTAGATTCGATTATTGATCGAGAAATTAAAAACAAAGAGCTTCTCAGGGAAGATCAAAAATTTAAAGATTACTTTAAGTCAATGATTGCTAGCCCTGAAGAATATACTGCTTGGCAAGATAAACAATACGCTAAAATTAATCGAGAAGAAGCTTCAAGGCAAGCCGCTGAGAATACTGATGCGTCTTTGCAGTCGATGAAGGTCAAGTGGGATGATGTTTTTGAAAAAGCTGGTTTGCCTAGTGACTTATCGGAAGACGTATCTAGTCAGTACAGAAGAGAAATGGATACCTTGGATGGTTCTTCTATGGATTGGTTAAAAGATCCAACATCTAGCAGTATTCCAGATGCAATAACCAAGGCTCTTTCTCGACCAGCATATACTGATGAAGATCTTCTTGGCATGGGGACAGGGCTAACAAAAGAAGACTTAAACAATCAGCGCCAGTGGTGGAAAGATGAAGAGTCTGGAAAATCATTTAGAAGAACTTCTGCCGACTGGGAAGAGTACTCTCGTATTTCAGATCTTTATGAGGCTGCTAAAAAAGCAAGAGGAATCTAATACCAATGGCAGCTAAACCAAGAAAAGGTAAGGCCAAAGTAAAGGTCACAAAAAGCGGTAAACGTGTAAGCTACGGACAGGCCGGTAAAGCCAAGGGCGGTGGCCCTCGAGTTAAGCCAGGCACCTCTAAAGGCGATAGCTACTGTGCAAGGAGTCTTGGTATTAAGAAAAGACTTTCTAAGAAAAAACAGAATGACCCTAATAGTCCTAACAATTTATCTCGAAAGCGCTGGAAATGTTCTGGTGCTAAAAGCAGAAAGTAAAAGTCATGTATGGATCTAAGCCAAAAAAAGTATCTGCTAAAAAAACAGCTCCTAAAAAAACAAAGCCAAAAAAATCAAAACCTAAAAAAGCAGGCAAAAAATACTAATGAAAAAGAAACTTAAAAAAGTATCAAAAGGTTTAAAGAAAGCTTCTAGCAGCCATAAGGCTCAGGCAAAAGTTATTGATGGAATAGTTAAAAAAACAAAGCCAAAGAAGCCTAAAAAGAAATGAAAGAAGAATGGGTAAAGTAGGACAATACTTCTCAGCAAGCGAGTTCGCTTGTTCATGCTGCGGGAAAACTAACCCTGCTCAGTCCCTTGTAAGCGTCTTAGACAGCGTTCGTAAAGTTCTTGGACCATTGCGCATTAACTCGTCTTATCGCTGCGAGAAGCACAACAAGGCCGTAGGGGGCACAGATAAAAGCTGGCACCTTCCTCGTGATGGCGTAGTGTATGCTGCTGATGTTACCTATGTAGATCCATCAAAGAGGCATGGAACATACATGCTTCGCCTGTACATTGAACTAGAAAATGCAGCCAGAAGGTTAGGCCCCAACTATGGCATCGGGTTGTATGAAAATTTTGTACACTTTGACACTCGGCCAACTAAGCCTGCTAGATGGTTTAAGTATAACTGGCCTCGATAGGCTCAGACTCAACTCGCTCTATTTCTTTCAGCGAAATTCGAACAGCTCGTCCAAGCTTTGCAGCCTTAATGTCTCCGCGCAAATACATTCTCCGAATGTGTGCCTTCGAAACACACCAGCGGTCGGCTAGCTCAGAAACAGTAAAAAATGATTTCTGCATTCAGGTCTCCTTGGTTGTTAGTTTCGTTAACCCGCTTAACTGATTTAAATAAAAGAGTTAAGCAGGATAAAAGTGTTTCAATTAAGTGTCAGGATTAAATGCCCCGGCCCTGGGTTGTATTACAATCAAAAGTGTTTGAGGTTTTTGAAATTCAACGCATTAAATATCGGACCGAGGCAAACTCGTAAATGCTCTGCTCCCTAGTTGAATAAAACTGGGGTTAAAAGTCGACATGCGCGTGCCGTTCGTCATCGGGAGCAGAGCAAAGTCATTTCTTCTTTGGGCTTCCAAACCAGCCAAACTTAAAGTTGCTTCTATAGCCAGCTTGCCGCCGCTCCCTCCAGCTAACAGTCCATCTTCCCCTCGAATCAGGACCGCTGTATTGCGGCAAGCTAGTTATATTTCCAGCAGACTCATTGAACCTTTCTTGGACCCCGGTTAATGAATCTGCATATTGTGTAATCTTGATTTCACCAGATGGAGAACACGGTGCGTCATGCTCCCTTATTGTCATCCGTTGTTTGAACCAAGGTATTTCCCCCGTCATCGCCTTCCCCCCGGTAAGCAATTTTGAGTAACTCTATAAAGAAATCCAGTCTCATGGAAGCTATTGGCTCTTGTCTGTCCCACTTGCAGATGGCAACAGGAGACTTGCCTGTCTTGGCTCCGGCTTCTGCTTCTTCTGCTTGTTCAAGGGCTGCCTTAATGTTGGGTCTTTTGCCGACCTTGCACTCGACCCAGATTTCGGGGCAGTCAACATCGGCTCGAAGATCACCCTTAAAGCATTGTCCAGAACTTCTTGTTGTTCTGGGTCCAAAGACTTCCTTAAGCCTGTTAGCGATTTCTCTTTCAAACCTAGCGCCTTTATCTCTTTGGTATTTTCCCACAATATTACCTTAGCGATTTTTCGTTAACATGGACAAACCAAGTATTGTTTTCTGGATTACCATGCTTGAAGCCTTCTTTAATTCTGCTTGTTACTCTTTCGCCATACCTGTCTTGAAAGTCTCTAGCGTTAAGGTTTGTTGTAATAATTGTTTGCCTGTAATTACTATAGCGCTCATCGATAAGCTCATCTAGTCGATGACTAAAGTATCCGTTTTTGTCGAGATACTCTACGCCCAAGTCGTCAATCACCATGAGAGGAACCTTCATCATTTTTTCCAGATCGGCATTGAATCCACTTACTCTGGCAACTCTTGCGGCAGTCCACCATCGCATATCTTTTGGAGGATCAGATTTACATTCACTGGTTTTTTCCCATAAGTAATGCGCAGCAGCTGTGCTTTTGCCGCAACCTTTAGGGCCAGACAGGACAAGGCACCATGCTTCTTTCGGGGATTTTAGAAATTTCTTAACAACTTTGACGCAAGATGTTAAAACAATATCTGATTTAATATTATCTATAATGCGGCGCGGCATTCCTTGATGACTAAGAGAAGAGAGAAGACTTATTTGATCTAGCTTTTTAATGTCTCCAATGTTGTCGTCACACTTCCAATGGTCTTCATCTTTTATGGATTCTGCAAAAGTTAAAATTCTTTTTTCAATCTCCGAACTCTTCAAGCCCTTCGTTAAATTGTTTGCTCCCAGAACTGTAGCCACGCTTTGCATTTGGTATTTCCTTTTGTATAAATCTATCTAAATTAGAATCGTTTCCCATAATGTTTTTGATTCCATGAAGACGATTCTTTTTAAAGAATTCATCTTTGGAATTATTTAGTATTGCAGCCTTAAGCTCATCAGCACTGTAGCCATCGCTTAATCTTTTTCTAATTATTGCCCAGCTTTTATGCTTAGGCCCAAGGGCTCTTTCTCTTAATGGGTGTAGTTTTTTGTAGTACTCGGCTACTGCGTGTATGTTTTCCTCTGTTGTTTTTTTTGAGGATGTTGCCTTGATTAAAGGCTTATCTTTTACAATAGAAATAACAGGGCTATTTGACGCATTGCCTATATGCTTTTTATCTGTGTAAAGATTTTCAAGCTGGTCTGAAAGCTCTCTTAAGACCCTTACTAACTTTCTTAAGCTGTTTGCATTTATGTCAATTTTCATTTGGCTTATTCCATGCTGGAGGTAGATGGAAAAGAGAACAGGTGCAAAGGATAAGCAGCCAGGAAAAAGACTGCTTATCAAAATTGTGAAAGAGCACCTGCTCTCTAATTTAATATAGCACAATTCTTAGAAGGGTGGCGCATCAACGCCGCTTGCATTAGCAGGGCCAGATGGTCCGGAGTACCCGACAGGTTGATACCTTTTTACTTCCATATAGGCAGAGTCTTCTTTTGGACCAAGAGAACAAACGCCTTCGGCTCCTTGAAACTCATCGGTGTCAAGCTCTTCATTGGTGGAGTCAAGCCCAAAGCATTCGCAGAACTGATCATAACGCCACTTGGAATTGTCTGTAAGGTAAACATTGTCAAACACTTTGAACTGTCTGCCGTCATGGTTGGCAAGCAGAGTTACTTCAAGGCGACGAGTGCCAGTGCTTGCTTCGCCAGCTTTGACTTCAAGAATTTCAAAATCATAAATGCCTGGACCGAAAGGAACCTGCGGCTTAAAGGTTTCTTTTTCTTCTGCTGATACTGTAAAATTAATTTTAGTCATTTAACTTATCTCCCATGTGAGACTGATATTCGTCCCAGTTTAATTTAATTTTGTCTGGCAATTCATACCCAACACGACACCCTGCATCTCTGCCTGGGCTTCCTCGAAAATGTAACCAACGGTCTTTGCCAAGTTCTTTGGCCTTACCCTTGTCAACAGCAAATCTAGATTGAGCATGACCAATTTGATCTGCCCAGTCCCTAACTCTGTTCCATGCATATTTACTTAGGCTCGGTGCCCACTTCTTAAAGTCATCACCAAGCGCATTAGCACCTGGCAGTAATCCATCATGAGCAATAAGAATAATGTTCATGTTTTTTGTTTTTCTAATTACATCTAGAGCAAACAAAACTTGAGATATCATTTCTCCAGCGATAACTGGCCCTACGTAATAGGCCATGTATTTTTTCTTATCGCCTTCGAACTGTTCTTCTAGGACTTTTTTCTGAGCAAGCAGTTCTGCCTTGTCGAGAGTGTCAATGATCAGAGTCTTTCTGTCATGGTCTTCTCGAAGCACATGTCTTAAGCATTCCATTAACTCTTCCCATGTTTCACATGGAGTCTCTGGAATTTTAGGGATTCTTAATCCGGCTGCACCATCTTCTGTTTGTAGAAGCAGAGGCGCCGGAGC